TCGCTTCGCTCGTACGTCGTCCTCACCCCCCGCTACGCGGGGGGTATATTAGATCATAAGTTCCAGTTGAGCATACATTTCTTAAGGTATCCGTTTAGGGTTTGAGGAATAATTTTACAAAGAAAGAGTAATGCAAAGCCCATAGCTCTCGCATTATACATTTAATCATTTTAACTACCAGCATTCTGAACCTGCTGAGTAAACTCAGCAAAGTACTCCACCGTAACAAATACGTTCACTACAGTCGTCAACAGAGTACCCTGGGGTTGAATAAATACATGAGCCAACCAATTGCGACCCGGGTTCGAACTCGTCGACGCTGTAAGTGACTCCGTCACAACGTCACCATAGGCCTGGCTTGGACTGTACGTCGCCGTAACCGTCTTCGTATCATAGTTCGCCGAAAGAATCGAAAAATTCGTATTCGAAGTCGACATAAGCGTCCCCGCATCCGTACTACTAATCGTAGCATCAGCGTTATCCTTACACTGAATACCAACTAGTGTCGGACCAACACCACCAGCTGTAACGCTGTTATAATTGAACGAAGCTGTAATCTTCGCACCCAACACCTTATAACGACTGTACACCGCAGCCAATTGGTCAAACCAATAAGGCTGAAACCCCCCTGTCTCATACAGAGGGTCATACAATGACGTTAAATTAAATCGCTGCACTTGCTGCGGGTTCAGCGCGGTCGGCGTAAGAACAAATGACTGAGAAAACGCAAGATTAGTACGCAGTGTATCCGGGAAGCCATACCCCCGAAACGTAACAATACGTTCGGGGTTGTTTCCCTTCAACGACCAATCACTAGGTCTAATACGATTCGTTGCTCGAATCTTCTTTCGACGCCTACGAACAATAGCACTAGACGCACGACGCTTACGCATCATCTTGCAAAATACAGAATGATGGTCCTGGCACACCAGGTACCTTTTATGTTCAAAACATATGGTGAGGACTATACAAAAATCAAGATAAGAGCTGGCACAGGCACAGCAGCTATCTAGGTAATACTAGGCCAGAGTCATGCTGTGCCACCTGTCTCTCCGCGCCTTCGGCGTACCTAGATAGCTGAAGCCGAGCTTCAAGTATACCCCCCGGTACGCCGTCCTTCGCTTCGCTCGTACGTCGTCCTCACCCCCCGCTACGCGGGGGGTATATTAGATCATAAGTTCCAGTTGAGCATACATTTCTTAAGGTATCCGTTTAGGGTTTGAGGAATAATTTTACAAAGAAAGAGTAATGCAAAGCCCATAGCTCTCGCATTATACATTTAATCATTTTAACTACCAGCATTTGTGGTCATCTGAGTAAACTCACCAAAGTACTCAATCGTTACGAACACATTCACTGGGTTCGTAAGTGCCGTACCTTGAGGATTGATAAATACATGAGCCAGGAAATTCCTCGATGGGTTCGCTGAAAACCCAGACGTCAACGAGTCCGTAAGAACATCTCCATACGCTTGCTTCGGACTATACGTCCCAACCACCGTCTTCTCATCATAATTGGTCGAAAGCACCGCCCAATTCGTATTCGTTGTCGCCATCAGCGTCCCCGCATCCGTACTGCTAATCGTTGAATCAAATGCATCCTTCATTTGAATACCGACTAACGTCGGCCCAACTCCACCAACCGTCTGATTGCTATAGCAAAACTTCGCAGTAATCTTCGCACCCAACACCTTGTATCGAGTATACACAGCTCCAAGCTGATCATACCAATACGGCTGGAGACCCCCCGTCTCATACAGAGGATCATAAAGCGATGTACAACTAAACCGCAGAACCTGTTGAGGACTTGTCGTAGTCGGCGTCAACATAAACGTATGACTAAACGACAAGTTGGTCCGGAGAGTATCAGGAAATCCATATCCACGAAACGTCACAATCCGTGCCGGATTGTTACCTGACAGAGACCAATCGGTATTCGTCGGCTTTCGAGGCCGACGAGTACGCTTCCGCCGCACAATACTAGCACTCTTACGCATCCGCTTACCAATCATACTACCACCTACAAAGCAAATTGAAGAATGATGGTCCTGGCACACCAGGTACCTTTTATGTTCAAAACATATGGTGAGGACTATACAAAAATCAAGATAAGAGCTGGCACAGGCACAGCAGCTATCTAGGTAATACTAGGAGGTCCATCTGCTGTGCCAGCACCTGTCTCTCCGCGCCTTCGGCGTACCTAGATAGCTGAAGCCGAGCTTCAAGTATACCCCCCGGTACGCCGTCCTTCGCTTCGCTCGTACGTCGTCCTCACCCCCCGCTACGCGGGGGGTATATTAGATCATAAGTTCCAGTTGAGCATACATTTCTTAAGGTATCCGTTTAGGGTTTGAGGAATAATTTTACAAAGAAAGAGTAATGCAAAGCCCATAGCTCTCGCATTATACATTTAATCATTTTAACTACCAGCATTTGTGGTCATCTGCGTAAACTCACCAAAGTACTCAATCGTTACGAACACATTCACTGGGTTCGTAAGTGCAGTCCCTTGAGGATTGATAAATACATGAGCCAGAAAATTCCTGGATGGGTTCGCTGAAAACCCAGACGTCAACGAGTCCGTAAGAACATCTCCATACGCTTGCTTGGGACTATACGTCCCAACCACAGTCTTCTCATCATAATTGGTCGACAAAATCGCCCAATTCGTATTCGACGTCGCCATCAGCGTCCCCGCATCGGTACTGCTAATCGTTGAATCAAATGCATCCTTCATTTGAATACCGACTAAAGTCGGCCCAACTCCTCCAGCTGTCTGATTACTATAACAAAACTTCGCAGTAATCTTCGCACCCAACACCTTGTATCGAGTATACACAGTTGCAAGCTGATCAAACCAATACGGCTGAAATCCCCCCGTCTCATACAAAGGGTCATAAAGCGATGTACAATTAAACCGCTGAACCTGTTGAGGATTCAGCGCCGTCGGAGTCAAAATAAACGACTGACTAAACGACAAGTTGGTCCGGAGAGTATCAGGAAATCCATATCCACGAAACGTCACAATCCGTGCCGGATTGTTGCCTGACAGAGACCAATCGGTATTCGTCGGCTTTCGAGGCCGACGAGTACGCTTCCGCCGTACAATACTCGAACTCTTACGCATCCGCTTACCAATCATAACCTACCACTGCAAATCTAAGAATGATGGTCGCTGGCACACCAGCTATCAAAACATATGGTTGAACAACTGACTACTATACAAATTCCAAGTACTGTGCCCGGCACGGCACAGCAGCTATCTAGGTAATACTAGGAGATCCAGCTGCTGTGCCAGCGCCTGTCTCTCCGCGCCTTCGGCGTACCTAGATAGCTGAAGCCAAGCTTCAGGTATACCCCCCGGTACGCCGTCCTTCGCTTCGCTCGTACGTCGTCCTCACCCCCCGC